CTATGTGGATATGGCTATGGCGTCATGACTACAGTAGAGGATGAGTTCGATGGTACGCCCAGACTCTTGCTAGAGTCTGCTCGTCACATCGACGCTATCGCTCTTGATCCATCCGTGAACTCGATAGATGCATCTGACGCTGAAGAGGGCGCTGTGATCAACTATCTTCCATTGAAGAGAGCTAAGAGACTCTATGGAGAAGATGTTGTGCCTTTCGCATATCCAGATGCTCAGTGCACTATAAGCTTCAGCTATTCTCCGTGTCAGTGGAAGGTGCCTCAGGGATCAGTAGCTGAAATAAGCTATTATGTAAAGAACGAATCTGGAACAGTAGACTACTACAAGATAGTCGGAGACAAGATCGTTCAGAGAGCAGTCCTTCCGATAAAGATAATTCCTATCATCAGATTCGCTGGAAACGAGATCTACAACTCAGACGGACAAATTGATTACGATGGAATCATCAGACAGACGTTCTCGCTAGAGCTAGGCGCTAACGTAGCTTTCTCTACACTCATGGAGAGAGTTGGAAGAAGCGCTAAGCCGAACGTCATGGCTCACGTAGACGCTGTTGACGGTCTAGAGAGACAGCTAGCAGCTATAAACCAAGATGACTCAGTGGCATATCTCTGGAAGGGCGAGCATCAGCCAGTTCTTCTCACTGAGAGCTTCCAGACTGGAGACCTTCAGAACACGATCTCTACTTGCAGAACTCTCATGGAAGACACGCTAGGAATTCCGCTCACTGGAATAATCGACCAGCGTGAGAGAACGGCTACAGAGATACTAAGACAAGAGACCTCTAAAGAGTCTAACACTGCTAACTACTACAACCACGCTTACAGCGCTATGAGGACAATCGGAAGAATCGTCATCCAGATGTTGAACGGAGGAGTTGATCTTAAGTTCACTCTCGAGAACGGTCCATCCATCATCACTCGTCAGATGAAGAATCGTCAAGAGCTAACTGCTCTAGCTTCTATCATGCCCGACAACATGAAGCCAGTTCTAGCTAAGTACTTCGCTGACACTCTCAAGAACGACATCGGAGAAGATCTCTCTAGAAACATCGTCGCTAACCTTCCTCCAGACGTGAAGTTCATTCCGGAGAGAATGGATCCAGCTGCTGTTCACGAGATGGATCAGATGAAGATGCAGATGGAAGAGACTATGTCAGAGCTCCAGAAGAAGGAACAGGAACTACAAGAGCTCAAGAAGCAGCTGACTATGGCTCAGATGAGCATGCTCAACAGCAGAGAACAGAGGAATCAAGACTGGCAGAAGTTCTTGATAGCTGAGCAGAACAGAATGAACTTGGAATCCGCTAAGCTAGAAGCTCAGGTCAACAAGAACGAGACTGAAGCCATAATCAAGCAGGAAGAAGTTAACATCAAAGAGGCAGAGTCAGAGCTCAAGAGTCAGCAGAGAGAAACTGACGCTTTCGTAGATGGAGCTCAGCAGATGCTCGACACAATGAGTCAGGAGGTGATCTGATGCTGTACACAGTCTTAGCTGGAAAGGGACTCGGAGGAAACGTTCTCAAGGGCGGAGACAGACGAGCTGCAGAGAGACAGACTCAAGAGGAACATGATGAGCTGCTAGACATCAAGAGTCTACCTGGCTATCAACGATTCTTAGCTATGCCTCCAGGTCCAGCGAAGACTCTCGCTCTAAAAGCTCTAGAGATGGAAGCTGAAGAGCAAGAGAGAACGAACCCGAAGTGGTGGATGGATGAGAGACCTAGAAGAGAGATCACTCAATCTGACAGCTTCATAAATGGAGTAAGCGTAGACCCTAACTCTGGGCTTGGTACTGTCCAAATCAGAGACAGGGTCTATGTCTACCCGATGACTACAGCTCAAGCTACTGAGATGGTCAATAGTGATAGTCTAGGAAAATTCTTCAACAATGTTCTTCTGAAGAAGTGAGAGCTTCTCTCTAATAATTTCCAAAAAGCGCCAGAGAACGTGGCTCTGGATGCTTCAAACTTTACCACGGCGAGGTCAGTAGAACCGTATGTCAATGTCTACAGAAGAGGCTCTCAAATACATGAGCCAACCAGAACCAGCCAATGCAGAGGAAGTCAAGGGAGATGTCTCATCAACGCCGACCGAAACTCAGACTGCTAAATCAGAAGAAACTAGCGCCGAGACTCCTGAAGAAACAGCTGGTCATGATACCCAAGGCGATCCGTCAAAGTCCAAAGATCCAGGAAGTGATGAGCCTAAGGTCGAAGAGGATAAAGACGAGAAGAAGTCTCCAGAAGACAACAGTCCGAAGAAAGATGGAGATAAGCAGTTACCTCCGAAAGCTGAGACAGCTACACGTCCTTCAAAAGAAGAGCAGAAAAACTTCGCATTTGTGCGTCAGAAAGAGAAGTACAAGGCGGCGAAGGCTAGAATAGTTGAACAGCAGAAAGAGATTCAAAGACTGAGAAAAGAGATCGAGACAACTAAAGGTCTTCAGCTGAGGCACTTCAAGAAAGAAGACGGCAGTCAAGACGTCGAGAGCTACATGAACTTCCGAGATCGTCAGAGGGACATGGAGAGCAAGATCGAGTCGATGACGAGAGCTTCAGAAGAGCAGCAGCGAGCTATGGATCTAGAGATAGACTCAGAGCTGACGAAGAGATGCTTCAGTGATCCGACTGAACGAGAAGAGTACGAGAGAATGAAAGATGTGACTGGACCGGTTCTGTTCCAGATCTTGGAAGAGAAAGATCCAAACCATGTCATCCTCAACTATCTCGACACTCTTAACGAGTACCCAGTCGTCCTGAGAGAGCTTCTTCAGCCAGAGAAGAACAGCGCAATGATAGGAAGACTATTCAGAAGCACTGATCCGCAATCTCTCCATAGAGCTATAGCAGATCTTTCAGACAAGATTCTCGATGACTTCCACAACGGAAAGTCAGCATCTCAAACCTCAGTTCAAGTGGATACGCCGAAGGGCAACAAGACCATCCCGATACTGGGAAAACAGATTAGCGGAAGCCAGAGTCATCCGAGCGGATCAAATAGCTTGCTCACAGACATGGCTTCCATGAACGACTATCTCAGAACTCATCCGAGAGGTCGTTAACAACAGGAGAATTTTACAATGGCTAATGAATTCAAGACCAACAAGAGAACTGAGCTCGTGCTCATCCGTGCTGCTGAAGCAGCTCCGTACCTGACAGTCGGCTCTAAGAGCTACTGCAAGGACCAGCTCGCTGGCAAGAGAAACGGCAAGGAATACGAGTTCGTGATCCGTGACGCTGGCGAATACCAAGAAGGCATGGACATCAGTGAAGGATCTGCTGAAGGCGGAAAGGGTGCTTCTGATCTCATCGAGAAGAAAGTTACCAAGAAGATCCGTCTCGGAAACGTAGCTGTCAAGACGAACCTTCTTGACAAGGTTACTGACGTGAGCTGGGACAAGGAAGTTGCTCAGCCTCAGGGCGAGAAGATCGCTAAGGGTCTCGTGAAGAACATCATCAACGATGACCTCGGTCTTCAGAACACTGCCTTCGTGGGTCAGGGCTGGCTCCCTCTCTTCAAGGCTTCTAACTTCCTAGAGAGCATCTCTAGCGAGTCTCAGTACGCATTCGTTGATCCGGGTGTCGAGTCTGTGATGCAGTCTTCTGGCAAGAGCTTCTCTCCGGCTAACGGAGTCGAGCCGATGTTCCAGAAGGGTCTCAAGGGCACTGTCGCCTCTGCTGAAGTTCGTGCTCAACAGGGTCTTCCAACCGTCATCATCAGCAAGTCTCTCGAAGACGAGCTCGGCTCTGCTTCTGTGACTGGCTTCGATCAGTCTGCTACTGGCTACGACGTTCTCGGTCTCAGCGGCGTCACTCAGGTCGTTCCGAAGGGAACTCCGCTCTTCGTCTCTGGCATGTACGCTACGGACGGAGTGGGCGAGAAGACTTCTGCTCTCAAGGCTTTCATCGCTATCGAAGACTGCTCTGCTGGCAGCGTCAAGGTCCGCAAGGTAGATCTCACTGGCGAAGGCACTAAGCAGGTCTGCGACATCAACGGCGACAACGTCGCTGCTTCTTCGTTCACCAGCAAGTCTCTGGTCAACTCTATCAAGGAAGGAACTTACTACGCTGGCATCTTCCGTGTCAACGGAGCTATGGAGTTCGACACTCTTGAAGAGCTGGATTGGAGTAACGCTGAGACGGCAGTCAAGAGCCCGATGGGCATCACGATGCACGAGGGACGCGCAATAGACGTACTCAAGGGTATCAATGATACCAGATGGACAATCGCTACGGTTGCTGGAATCGTGGACCCAAGATTCGTATCTTACGTCCTAGTGAAAGATGCGACGGCCAACGTCGTTGCTCTTTAGTTCTTAAAGCAGGAACAAAAAAGAAGGATCCAGATTCTATCTGGATCCTTTTCTTGTAGACGATGAGAGATGTCAGAGACCGAGAAGGTCAGTGTACTGATTCAGGTTGATCTCTAGCCATCTGCTCTGTAGGTACTGGTACTGATAGTCTAGGATCTCTTCATAGTGCTCTTCTGCTTTCTCGACTATGTATCTGATAGTCTCCTCTGTAGCGTCTGCTGGAATCTTCTGAAGCACGTGAGCTCTCTCGTATGGACCTCCATAGAACGAAGAGCACAGACAGACTCTTCCTACTGCAGCAGCTTCTAGATACTTCAAGTCGCTCTTGCATCTGTTGAAGTCGTTCTCTGCCAGTGGTGCTACTAGGAACTTCACGTCTCTAGTCTGACGGAAGAGGTCAGTAGAGTAAGAAGACAGATAGCTCGGAGGAACGAACCAGTGCTTCAGGAAGAACGGAGAAGTTCCCTTGCACAGAACCTTATGACTGTTGAGATACTTTATCATGGGAAGACTGAAGTCTCCGAGAAGCTTCTTGTCGTTGTGGAAGTGGCTGTCAGATCCAGCGAACATGAACACTCTCCTCGACGGAGGTGGAGTTCTCGGAAAGTTCCACTCTCTGTAAGTCAGCATGTTTTCGATGACGTGCACTTGTTCAGATGGATAGTACTCAGATATGCACTTCTTCAAGAATTCTGTTGAGCAAGTGACCTTCTGAGCAAGATGCACGAGATTCTTCATCGACTCAGAGTTCGATTCCCAGTCTATCTTCTCCGAGTGGTGATTGTACTCTGGCATTCCCTCTCCGTTGACGCTCTTGAAGATCATATCATCAAAATCGACGATGAAATCGATTCCAGTCTGTTCTTTGAATCCTATCAGAGCATCGAGTAGATCTCTCTTAGCTATTCTCTGAGTGTATATGAGATTCTGATTCTGAGTAGTGTAGTGAGCTGGACGACTTAGCGATATGTCATAGTCTCCAGACAGCATGAGAGCGTTGAAAACTTGACTTATTCGATAGTAGCCACAAGCCCATCGATCTGCTGGCACAAAGTTGATCATTGGACTTCCTCCAGATAGTCATTGATGCATTCCTGACAGTGATCTGCGATTATCAGATCATGTCTCTTAGTTCTTTCTTCTCGTTTGAAGTAGTGTATTCCAGCAGTGTAGCCTATTCTGTACGCGTAAGAGAAGATGCTGGAGCCGTGAGACGGATCAAACTTGTGAAGCTTGGAAAGCAGCTCGAAGTACATCTCGTCGACTATAGCGCTCTTCACTGGTAGAGGAGCATTGCGGAATTTTTGATGAGCTAAGACCATTCTGCATAGTGTAAGTATGTGAACTCCGTATCGATCGTTCTCTGGATCAGTCAATTCTTCTCCATTCTTTAGTCTGATGACAAGATATCTTAGATCTTCTGAATCCAGATCGTAGTACTTCACGAATTCCGGGTCCTGAAAAGAGATTGACAGCTTACGACGTCGTTTTGTAGGCTTAAAAGCAGGAATTATCATATACTGTATTTATATAGCGATAGCTATCGCTTATAGAAGAATGCTCTATATCGATAGCTATTTATTTCTCAAAAGACACCTAGTCCTCGTGAAAAAGACGAGAGCTAGAAGCTTGGAGGAAGCATAGACTATGGGTGTTACACGCGATCAAGACATCAAACTTGGCTACCTGTTTGATCCGATCTTTCAGGTTCAGAACACGGCTGGAAAGCCGATGACAGATGGATGGATAGAAGTATACTATCACGGCACCAGAACTAAATATTTTTGCTTTAGTGACTTCAATCGTACTACGCATCCATTCAGAATTCCGCTAGATTCACTTGGATCTAACATCATACTCGCAGACGTAGCGTTCAGCTATGACGTGTACATCTACAACAAGTTCGGCTCATTGTCTATGTCCCGCTATGACATTAAACCTCATGGCACAGGATCTTCTGAGTCTGCTTCTGGATTTGATGATCTTCCTGAATATTGGTTGGGACAGTACGGTGCCACTATCAGGGTCGATGGCAACGGAGCTGGAGTCACGCTTCCTATTCCATCTGTTCCAGACTATCACGGAGACTTCGTCGAGAAGATAACTGACACGATTGGCAATCATCCAGCGTACATTTACCTCAAGCCGGGCATCTACTTCGTAAAGTGCGTGATCAGATTTGAGCAGGATCCCGACGACATAAGAAACGAATACGGAGAAGTTCTTCTCTACACTGGAAACGGAAACGCTAACGAGTGCAGAGCTTGGAGAAGAGACGTCAGCGGACCAGATTGTCCAGCTATAGACGGAGAATATGACCAGATAAGAAGCGCATCATTCGAAGTGAGCTTCATAAGAAGAGTTCTAGGAGATGGAGAGACTTCTCACGTAGATACGAGCAACATTCTCTACTTCGCTCCGTCTACTACAGTCAACTGGAGAGAGGCCTTCATCCAGAATCTCCAGATCGTCAAGTTGAACAGCGGCGGAGGTAGCTATAAGAAGTACGCTGAGGGAGAATACATCTCTATCACTGGAGACGTCATAAGCGCTACTGGTCTTCAGCCTGCTGGTGACTACGTCACTCCAGAATCGATGGCTGAGTACGTAGAAGAGAACACTTCAGGATTCATAACTTCAGGAGAGGTTGAAGACAGATACGTCGACAAGACAACTTTCGAGAACACTGTAGAGAGCATAGGAGAAGATCTTGACAATAAGCTAGACTCTTCGGCTTATGAGCCTCCGATAGAATACACTGGTGGAAGCCACATCGGAATAGTCAACCGAGAAGTGTCAGTGACTGGAACTGGAATTCTGAGAGCTGGAGAAGGAATCAACATTGTATCTGACTCATCTGGATGGATCATATCTTCTAGCGGAGGCGGAGGAGGTGGAAGCTCTTACACTCCCGGACAGTACATCTCTATCCAGAACGACGTCATCTCTGCTACTGGACTACAGCCAGCAGGTGAGTATCTGACGCCAGGTTCACTCAACGGCTATGCTACACAGTCTTGGGTCGATGAGCAGGGATTCTTGACTGAAGTGCCTTCTCAGTACGTGACGGACCAAGAGTTGACTGAAGCTACATCTGGACTTCAACCTTCTGGCGACTATCTAGTTCCAGCGGATCTCAACGGATACGCTACTGAGTCATGGGTTAACGAGCAAGGATTCTTGACTGAAGTACCGTCTCAATATGCGACAGAATCCGAAGTAGAAGCAGCTACTTCTGGTAAGTTAGACTCTTCTGCTTACACTGCACCAGTTCAGTCGGATTGGAATCAGTCGAACTCTGGTGCTCTAGACTACAT